TATAGGTCTCGCCCAGTTCTGCAAGCAGAATCTGGTAATCCTCATAGCGCACGATCGAGCGGCAGAGCTGGACGAACATGAAGATGTTCACCTCGTTCAGCCTGTCCTTGGTCGGATGGCAGAGCGGCGGCGCCAGGCGGTCGTAAACCCAACGCTCCTTGTCCAGCAGCCCTTCCGGCCGAAGCTGGGCGGCGCGGGCGAGCGCACGGGCCTGGAGATTGTGGCCCGCATCGCCATCTTCCCGCATCGGGATGACAGCGCTTTCGGCTGGCCGTCTTCCTCTTGCCATAACCTCTTCCTACCTTGGGCTTTTTCTATCCAATTCCAGCTTTGCGCACAGAAACCTTGGCCGCCGGTCCCCGCCGCCGAGGCCCCCAACTTTCGACCCACCCCCCTCTGTGGTGACCCCCGGGACCGGCCTGCCCGAAAACCGGGCATTTCGGTTCGGATCGCACCCTCGCGGTCATCGGTTCGCCGGGTGGGCCGGATCGAGGGGCCAGCCGTCCGGGCCGCGGGCATTCGAGAACCCTCTGACCTCCTCCCGCTGCTTGACGATGTCGTGGTGGTCCGGGCAAAGGGTCTGCCAATTGCTCCGGTCCCAGAACAGATCGAGGTCGCCGCGATGGGGGACAACGTGGTCCACCACAAGAAAGCGCCGACGCGGATCGGGCTGCGGTTCGCCCGTCGCCTTGAGCGCGCCGTCGTTCAGGACGCCACGCTGGCGACACAGCCTGCAGAGAGGCTCGCATTGCAGATGCGCCAGCCGCGCCTTTCGCCATCGCGCCGTCTTGTAGAGCGCGAAGCGTGACATGAGCGACACCCTCTGCCTGATGATCGACCAGCCGTCCCGCCGCTACAGCTGGCCATGCGATGATCGCGCCTGTCGGCGGGCGCGCTCGGGTATCCCGGAAACAGAAGCGCCCGCGAGGGATGATGATCCCTGCGGGCGCAATTCTGGATGATGTCAATATATATGCGATGCGGTGTCATAAGACGTCAAGATGTTTTGTGCACACCCGCATCAGGATAGCCTTGCATCCGATCAAGACAGGCCGCCAGAGCCTCGATCAATGCCGAGATATTACGGCCGGTCTTGCTCCAGCCATGCTGCCTAAGGACCGCCTCGAATGTCTCGCCATGCAGGCAGATCGCATCGACCAGCACGCGATCAAGGATCGGCTTGGCATCAGGTCCGCCACGCTTCGATGGCCGGACCCTCCGCACCGCCATGGCGACGCCAGCGCCGATCCTGCGCCGCATCAGGGCAATCTGCTCGCCCTCGGCGATGAAGGCATCCATGAACTCGCCGCCGCCGCTGGGGCCGGAACCCCGCCTCGCCTCAAGGCTGGCGCAGCGCATGCCGCCCGCATCGTGACGCTCGACAAGATCGCGATAGAGCCGCGCGACGTTGACCTGTCCCTTGCTGAACGGAGACCTGCCCGGGTTACCATCCCTATCCTTCCGCTTCGCCGCGATCCGCTCCAGCACGTCGAAGATGTCGGCCGCCCGCGCGGCGCTGAACCCGCGCCAGCCGATGCGTTCGACCTTGTAGCCGCTCTCGGCCTTTTCGTCGGGCATCACGACATGCGGCATGAACGCCACCTGCGGCCCGCGGGCCGGGGCAACGGGGATCGCCGGACCGCACCCCTCGACCGGAGTTGCGCGGGACAGGATGGCATCGAGCCGGGCCCGCTCGGCTGCTGCGCGGCCCGCGACCATTTCCCGATATTCCTTCGTCATGCCGCTTGTCCTTCCACCGGTGCCGACTGGATCGCCTCGACCTCGGCCAGGTCCTCGTGCCAATGCGCCAGCCAGGCGCGATCCTCGGCACTCGCCCGCCCGGCCTCGATGTTCTCGCGGACTATGTTGCGCCGGCGCCTGTTGCTCTCGGCCTCATCCTTCAGGCCCGAGATGAAATACTTCGTCGGCGGCGGCCCGATCTTCTTGGCGATCTGGTAGAGCTCGACCGCCCAGCCCTCGGCCATAGCCTGCCGGCCCATGGCCGAGCGGATCAGGCTGCGCGCATAGTCGCACTCGCGCGGCGGCGGCAGTTGCAGCGTCGTCGCCCAATGCTTGATCAGGCCCTCGGCCGGCCAGATGCCTTTCACCGCGTGGCGCACAATCAGATCGTGCATGCCCCGCAGGTTCTCGTCAGACATATAGGCCAACCAGCCCCGCAGCCGCGCCAGCATCTTCTCATGCTTCTCGGCGGTCATGCCGCGCTGTGCCTTCAACCCCGCCAGAGGTTCCAGCAACAGCGCATCCACCCGCGCCTCGGCTTCCGCCCTTGCCCCTGTCATCGCCATTGTCGTTTTCCCCAGCCTGCTGAGTTATCCACAAGCCGCACCGGTTCAGTGTCCGGGGATTGGCCTGTGTCTTTTCCTTTTCATGTCTCTGTCTATGTCCCTGTCGTGCAGGACAGTCCGAGATTGTCCGAGACTGTCTGAAACTGTCCTTCGGACAATTCAGGACAGTCTGGAGACGGTCCCGCCGGGCCCCTTGCCAGCCAACATGAAGGAGTGATCGGCCCAGGCGCTGATCGCGCGCTCAAGCCATGATGCCGACCGATATTCGCAGCCTTCCTTCTGCAGCCACTCATCGATCCAGCGGACAGCCGCGTCATTGGCGGCCAGATCCTTGTGATAGCCCGAGACCGTGATGCGCAGCCGCTGGAGGCGCTTCGCCGCGTTGGCGGCCTCGTTCTTGGCCCGGTTGTCCTCGCGCCGGGCGATGGCGTCCTGCAGCGACCGCAGCACCATCGGATGCGCAAGCCTGATCTCGCTGCCGCACTTCACCGGATACCACTTGTGCAGCGGACCATATTCCAGCCGGCAGAGCTGCTGGAAATGGGAATGATCGACCATCAGCAGCCGGGCCAGCAGTTCCAGATCATTCGGCAGGGTGCCGACCGGCGCCTGGTCATATGCGATGTTGATCAGGTCGAAGAACAGGGCCCGGCATTCGGGCGTGCCGCGCAGCCGCATATCGCTGTTCAGCCAGCGCCGGCGCTCCCACGCCATGAAATAATGGCTGTCGAGGCGATCCTCGACCGTGAGAGGGTATTGCTCCATCTCGCCGGTGGGCACGGCATGCAAGTGTCTCATGCCGCACCGCCTTCCGCGGCGATCTCGCCGCCGCAGGCCGCATAACCGGCGAGATCCACCCAGTTGTCGGCATGGGCCGGGTTGGTGGCGGCCCGCACCAGCTTGAGCCCGGCCATGTAGAGCGCCACATCGAGCGCGGAGCGCGGCCGGTCGCCGCGCGCGGCATCGAGGGCGCTCCAGACCTGCGCGATGGCGGCAAAGCCATCCTCGGCCTTGCCATGGGTGGCAGCGCGGTCGCGGGTCACATACTCGCCCGCGGTGGACAGGATTTCGGTGCGGATCACGATTTGTCCCTCTCGATCCGTTGATGTTCAGGCCGACCGACGATCTTTTCGGCGAGATTCCGCAGGGCGGCATGCGCAGTCTGCGGCGTCATCGCCAGCAGGGCGGCGAGGAAGATCATGACCCCGTCACGGATGCCGGCGCGGTATGCGTTCTGATGCCGAATGCGGTGCTTGCTCACAGCAGCACCCCCTGATGCAGCCCCTGGCCGTCCTCGCGGTTCATGAACCGGAAAGCCGGCTCACCGCCCTGCCAGGCCCGATCCCAGACGAACCAGGCATTGCGCTGCGGCGGCGAGCCTTCGCCGGTGAAATCCAGTTTCCAGCGCATCAGGTAGCAGTAGGAGAAGGGCTGGGCATCCAGCAGCGCGCCGAGCCCGTTGGCCCGAGCCGCCGGCCAGTCCCAGGACAGCAGCAGCGCCAGGTAATCCCAGCCCGGCATGTCCAGCGTATGGCGCAGCCAGCGGCCATGCCCGTCCCGGGCATTGATCTCGCAGAACGGCGGATTGGTGATGATCGCCCGCGCCGGGCTCTGGCCGAACGAATAGAAATCAGCCACGACCGCGTCATCGCAACCGCGGTCGATCAGGTCGGAGGCATGGCAGTCGAGACCGAAGGCCCGTATCTCGCGCACCAGGGCCCCATCGCCGCAGGCCGGCTCCCAGACCCCGCCGCATTCGCGAATCCGTTGGCCGTCACGGGCCAGCAGGCCGCGCACCGCCTCGGGCTGGCCCGTCGGATAGAAATCCTCGGCCCGGCGAACCTCGACACGCGGCCGGACGTGGACCGGGGCCTCAGGCATCAGCGGCAGCGGCTCCTTGACCGTCGCACGCTGGCCGCTGATGGCCCGGAAAAGCGGCTTGGCGGAGGGCGCGGTCATGCTTCCACCGTCGATTTTTCACACACACCTTTATTGACGGCCAGAATAACAGTGTGTATATAAATTCCATGAAGCTGGATTGGGACGAACAGAAGCGCGAACGCACCCTGCAAGAGCGGGGGCTGGACTTCGCATCGGTCGCGCAGGCGGACTGGGATGTCGCGCTGACGGTCGAAGACAGCCGCACCGACTACGGCGAGACCCGCTTCGTCAGCCTCGTTCCCATCGAAAACCGGCTTTGCGTGGTGGCCTGGTGCTGGCGCGGCGAAACGCTGCGCGTCATCAGCCTGCGCAAGGCCAATGCACGGGAAAGGAAACGCTATGAAGAAACGTGAACCCCTGATCGGCAAGGACGGCGAGGTCCGGGAACTGGACGACACGTTTTTCGCCACGGCGAAGCGCGGCCGCCCGGCCATGCCTGCCGCCGAGCGGAAAGTGCGCATGAACCTGATGATCGAGCCCGAGATTGCCGCCCAGCTCGACAAGCTCGACAACAAGAGTGCCTTCGTGAACGAGGTGCTGCGCAAGGCGCTGGGGTAACCGGCAGCGATCATTCCGCACCTCCGACACCGGCCCGCGCGTCCGCCTGCATGATCTTGACCAGCAGATACTGCGAATAGCGCGGTGTCATGCCCTGGGACAAATGCCGGCGCAGGTGCGCTTCCGAAACGCCCATGGCCAGCGCCGCCGCGCGGATCGACGGAAAATCGCGGCCGTGGATCCGCACCGGTTTGGAATTGTGCCGGGTCCAGCGCCGAGGCGCCTTCGCGCTCAGCCCCGCGCGGTCCGCGTCACCGCGCTGGCGCAGCTGGTGGCCGATCGAAGTCGGAGCGATGCCCAGAGCGGCCGCAGCCATCGAGATCGACGGATAGACCTTGCCGCGCACCCGGACCGGAACGCAGGACGGATGATGCGGGCGATGCTGAACCTTGCCCTCGCGCAGACGGCGACGCCAGTCGGCCTGGCGCTCAATCTCGGCGGCGCGGCAGGCGTCGCAGCGGCATCTGTAATACTGATAGCCGCGAGACGTGCCATGCGGGATGCTGTCGGAGGGCGAGGAGGTCATTGCTTCCGCGCCCCCTTGATCTTGTGGAAAAACTTTTCCGACTGCGACTTGAACCGGGCAACCGCGGCGGAGGATGCCCCCGCCAGCCGCACGGCCCGCCGGTGACGGGCCGCATAATACCGCTGGGCGATGCGCCACCAGATCCGCATCACTGCACCTCCGGATCGATGACCTGAAACACGGACTCGGCGCCGACCAGCGCGATCACCTTCAGCACATAGCGGAAATGCGGGGCGTTCTCGCGGCGCAGCCAGTTGCGAACCGTGCGCGGCGTCACCGGACGGCTGTCCGAGGTCAGCACATCCGCCGCAAGCTGGCCAGTTCGTTCTCGCTCCGCGCCTCGGGGAAGGCCCGCCAGAGCAGCCCGGCGAACCAGGCGCGCTCGGCCTCCTCGGCGCCGCATTTTCGGAAAGACATTTCAGATGATCCTGTGCTGTTGTGTCCCCGTGCAGACGGACGATCACCAGAACGGAAAGAGGGCGCGGGATGATGAACAGTCATGCCGCGTCCTCGGAGGTGGGGGGAGGGTTGAAGAGATCAGCCAAGTCTGGCCGCACTGCATCGACCGAAAGGCCAAGGGCGTTTGCAAACGCGAGTGCTCTATCCGTGCCGATACGCCGCTTGCCTCGCTCAATGAGACTCAGCATGCCCCGGGAAATGCCAGCGGCTTCGCAGATCTGCGCCCTAGAGAGGCCGTTGGTCTTAATGTGCGCGGTCAGGTCCATGCCCCTGTTTTACATAGTGTGAATTTTACATCAAGTGAATTTTCACACTGTGTTTCTGGCCGGGCGCGGCCGGGGCATGCGATGCCTCGCTTCATGAGATTTCGACTCAGAGAGCTGCGCGACGCAAACGGCCTGACCCAGGAGCAGATGGCCGAGCGCCTCGGCATATCCGTCTCTCTCTACAACGGTCTGGAGAACGGTAAGCGGCGTATGAATGCTGACTACATAGAGGGCGCAGCTGGGATTTTCCGGATCCCCCCATCAGAACTGATCGCGGACGATCCGTATCCAATTGCCGTCGCAGGCCAGGTTGGTGCCGGCGCACAGGTGCCGCTTGAGGACCCCTACCCGAAAGGCGACGGAATTTTCCGAGTTGCCGCCCCGGCGCAGCTGCTGCGACACGGCCCGCCGCGCGGGATCGTTGCGGTCGAGGTCGAAGGCGATTCCATGGTGCCGATGTATCAGCCGGGCGACGTGCTTTTCTACACGCGCGCCACCCATGAGGGCATCCCGGAGGAGGACATCGGTCGCCCCTGCATCGTCGAGGACGCAGAGGGCAATGCCTGGGTCAAGCAGGTGAAGCGCGGCGATGAGCCCGGCCTGTTCCACCTGATCAGCCTGAACCCGACCTCGGAGACCAGACACAACCAGCGCATCAAGTGGGCGGCAAGGGTCAGGCTGGCGCTGCCCGGCGAGATGGTGGAAAGAATACCCAGTTAAACAATTGAAATAATTGAGTGAAAATTGCCAGTTAGTAAATTTCCCTACAAAGGTAGATACGAAGGCTCTGACTTCACGATTGACGAGGTGATCTCCTCGCTGGCGGCGCAGCGCCTGTTGATCAAGCAAGCGGTGGGATTCCTCGAAGCACTTGACCCCAACTACGATCCGCAGAAAGTAGTGATACGGGTCCTCTCCATTGAGGAGGGGTCGCTGATCTGGGACCTACTCATCGAAATATGGGGAACTTACCAGAAGGAACTAACTGAACAGGTAACCGGCAGCATCGAAAAGGCAACGGGTGTGGATATACCGGAGGCATATGAACCCTTGGTAGCCATTGCCGTCATGGCCGTTGTCTACTGGGGCTTACGGTATGCATATGACCGGGTAGCAAGACGTAAAGAAAAGAAGGGCGATGAACCGCCAAAGCCTTCGATCCACATTGAGGGAAACTACAATACGGTGATCCAGCTTGTGGCTGACAAGGTGGAGAGCGCCCCTGAGTGGGTGGATAGTGTGCTCAACGAAAAACTTTACCCCGACCGCATCAAAGTTGTTAAGGCGGCCACGGATTTTGTGCGCCCGGCCAAGCACAGGGATGCATCTATATCCGTAGAAAACGCACCAGATGTCCCAGCACAAGCTATAGCCGAGGTGCCTTCCGATTCCGAACTGAGCCAGACGTCGGAACCTGTATTCACACCACTTGAAGACGCCACAATGCTCATCCGAGGTACTGATCGCGATAGTCACCAGGCAGGCTGGCGTGGGTTGATTGAGGATGATGAGCGGTTTCCAAAGCGTCTACCGATCCGGCTTTCGCCGACAATCGACCCAGAGGAGCTAGCGGATCTGCCAAAAATCAGGGTAACAGGCACAGTGGAGGGCGAGAGGTTCTTCGACGGCACCTATGTGCCTCGACGTGTGCACCTTTATTCTTATACCCCAGATTCGGACTAACCATCTATCCAAACCCAAGATCCAATGCCCGCCCTCGGCGGGCTTTTTCATGCGCCGCGGCCCGGCGCCGGCGGGTGCGCATCCTCGCCCACCCTGCGGGCAGGATAATGTCAGTATGAATTTTACACAATGTGAAAATCAAGCTTGACCTGAAATTCACACTATGTAAATTTCCCCCATCGGCACCCCGCCGAATGGGAGACCTCTGGTGACGACCCTCAAGACCGAGACGCAGGCGGCCGAGGTTTCGGCTGCTGGTGATCTGATTGTTCGTTTTCGCGATGGGCAGGAGCTCATGATCCGCAACGTCAGCGCGAAAGACGCCGACACCCTGTTCGGCCACTTGGCCAACATGCCCATGGACGGGATTTCGAACTGCTTTGCAGCCATTCGTCAGCCCGAGCGGTCTGTGGCCATCAACCTCGTTGATGTGTCCGCCGTCCGGTTCAAGCCTCAGGGTGCAGCATGACCCCCGCTCGCAATCATTTCTCGGTCGAGGGTGCGCGTCGGCGGCGGGTCGAGGCCGAGGCGGATGAGATCGCCATGCGGGCCGTGCATCGGCGGCAGGATGGCGTTCCCGTTCATGACTTTGCGCCTGACGGTGATCCCTTCGTGATCTACGGGATTCCCGAGGCTGATGGCCGAGGTTCCGAGCGTCGGCCGATCGCCTGGGGCGTGGTGTTCCTCTGGATCGGGGTTCTGGTGCTGGTGTTCGCCGGGATGGGGCTCGGCCTGCTGGTCGGCCGTCTGGACGGTCAGGCGATGCTGGACCTTCTGTCACCCACGGCCGTGCAGGCGCGCGAGGCGGGCTGGGTCGCTTTATCGGAGGGCTCGGCGAGGCTTTTGCCATGAGCAAGCCTGTAGAGATGATGCCGCGCGCTTTCGCCGGGGGCATGCCGGTGATGATGGCGGATTATCTGCGCGCCATCGAGTTGTGCCAGCGCGTGCTGGCCGAGGTTCCGGCCATCGGCAACACGCCCCTGGCCTGCGAGATCCGCGAGCTGCTGGCCGACGCGCGGCGGCCGCTGAATGAACGAGGGGTTCCGCCCCTCGCCCGAGATGGGTGCCGTTGATCGCTTGTCGCACCCTCACTGGCTGGCCGCTCTGGCTTGAGTTCCTCCCTCCCGTGTCCGGAGCGGCCAGCATCTTTCCTTTCACACCGCGCCCGGCGGTTCCGGGCTTTGCAGAGGAGATGCCATGAACCGCCTTTTGAAATGGCTCCGCCACGATCACCTTCCGCCGCATTTGCAGGCGGTGGTGAAGCCCATCGACGCGCTGGCGCGGGAGATGGACGGCGCGCTCGCCGAGGGTGCCGAGAAGACCGCCGGCATGCGCAAGCTGGTCGAGGCCAAGGATTGCTTCGTCCGCGCGCGGATCGAGCAGGACGAGGAGGCCTGAGGTATGGCCGCGCATGAACTCAACTTCCTCGAATTCATCCAGAGCTTCCGCCGCGGCGAGCTTCTGGAGACCGGCGACCAGAAGCTTTCCGAACTGGTCGCCGCCATTCGCGAAACCGGCGGCAATGGCAGCCTCACCTTCAAGGCCAGCTTCAAGACGAACAAGGCGGGCCAGATCGAGGTGGTGCCGGAAATCACCATCAAGAAGCCGAGCCGCAGCATGGGCACCGGGATCTATTTCGCGTCCGATTCCGACCGCCTGACC